ATGAGCTTTAAAGACTATTTCAAAAATGAAGAACTTTCGTTCTCTGATTTTTTTGAAAAACTTAAGAAATCAAACCCACATGTCGAATTGCGTAAGGCTTGCATTGAAGCTACCGGAATGCCAGATGTGACATTTTGGTATAAACTCCGCGAAAATAAATTTGATGAACAGGAAAAAGAGCAAATAGCTAAAGTAGTTGGTAGACCCGTTAAAGAACTGTTCCCATGTTAGTCGAATTTTTTAAGGATCCATCGGGACGTAATTTGGTAATTAACGACCTAACTAAAGATGAATTCCGAATCTTCAATAACGAAGATAAAGAGGTGATAAACCTAATTACCGACAAAATTGAGGAGGATTATCCTGAAGCATACGAACGGTTAAAGCAGCACTATTGGAACGGTGCTGAGCGTAAATATATGTTGGTAGCACGTTTCCTACGTTGCAACTTCTCAAAAAACGACCATGAACCAGACATTGATGATGATGGAAACCTATGCCTTGAAAGGGTTGAATGCCCATTGAAAGGGTTATTTTGCAAAGATTATCAGGTAATATGCGAACCAAAATTAAATACTACCATCAGCGACCGCGAAAAAGATGTGGCCATACTTTATGCCACTGGACTAAGTGTTGAAGAGGTTGGAGAACGTCTTTTTATTTCGCCAAATACTGTGCGCAACCACCGTCAGCGTATTTTCAAAAAATTGAATATTCATGCCAAGTCCGATTTAGTGAATTGGGCATACAAAAATAAACTAATGTAAACGTGCTCTCCCCAGAGTCTCAAAAATCACTTCTATGGAAACCAGTAAAAAAATTTACATTGCCGGTAAAGTTACCGGCGAAGATTACCAAAAATGCTTAGACAAATTCCGTGCAACTGAAGAACTGTTAACCGAATTTGGATTCCTACCTATTAACCCAATGAAGATTGTGCCACAAGGAACTCCTTGGCAAGATTCAATGGACATTTTAAAGCCCCATTTAAGAAATTGCGACACAGTATTATTCTTACCCGATTGGAAGGATAGCGATGGAGCGGCCCAAGAACGCGATTGGGCGGTTATGTACGACAAAAGAATAATTGATTATGCCGATTTGTATGGCGAAATAGTGGAAAATGTTTCCACAACCTAGCCTATCAATGCTGGCGGTTATTGAAAGCCATATCCGTACCCTAGAATTTGCTTTTTGCAGGGTATACCCAACCATCGATTTTCAATTAAAACAGCAAATTGAAGTTGAATTAGGCCATGCTTATCATTCAAAAATGCTAATCATAAAAAACTATTGTTATGACAATAACTGCCAGCACACGCAAAATTATCCGTCGAAACTCTATCAAGAAAGTTCTGCGCGAACGGATGAATATCCAAATGCAACAGATACGGCAAACTTGGAAGTGCCCCAACTGTGGGAATACCATATTTGAACAGAATTGGTACCGCCAGTTACCCCTTCAGGGCAATGTCGTTTGCCAGAGCTGCGAATAATCTTATAAAAATTCAAATAATAAAACCAGTAAAAATGAGAACACTACAAATTGAAGAAAAAACAGCGAGAAAGTTGTACAAAGATGCCTCTCCGGAGTTCAAAGCAACTCTAGAAGATTCATTTGGCAAAGAGTTTTTCAACGGTAAAATTACCGATAGAATTAAAACCTACGCCGATGCCTGTGCCGAGCTCGGAGAAAGCCCCATGGATGACGATGAATTAAAGGAAATGGGCTTTACCGATGACGAAATCAATTACCGAAAAATTAAAACAATTACCAAGGCATTAAATGAAGATAAGGTTATTGACTGGAACAACCCCAATCAAAAAAAATGGGTACCATGGTTCGATTTGTCCTCTTCGGGCTTCGTGTTCCGCGATGCGGCTTACCGCTGTACGGCTGCGACTGCGGGTTACGGCTCTCGCCTTTGCTTTGCAAGCGAAGAACTGGCCACGTACGCGGGCAAGCATTTTATCGATATCTGGAACGATATCCTGAGTAAATAAAAAAAATAGGTTGCTTGTTTTTGAGGGTTGTCCTCTTCGGGCTTCGTGTTCAACGATACGAATTACAACTATACGAATGCGAATGCAGGTAACAGCTCTCACCTATGCTAAAAAAGATATCAAAAACAGGAACCTTGCCCCTTGGCAAAAAACAACCTTTCAAAAGGTGCCGGTAGCGCAAGCGAAGGCTCCAATTAGAAAAGCAAAGAAAAAATGAAAAGAAAAGGAAATTTGTTCGGTATTATCTGCAGTATTGAAAACCTTCAACTGGCATACGGTAAAGCACGGAAAGGCAAGGTAAATACCTACGGTGTTAAACTATTCGAAAAGCACCTCGATGAGAACCTGAACCGGCTAAACCTTGAATTAATGGCGGGAACCTACAAGACTTCGGAATACAGCATTTTTAAGATTTACGAACCCAAAGAACGGATAGTTTACCGTTTACCGTTCCGCGACCGGGTGGTGCATCATGCCATTATGAATGTTTTGGAAGATTTGTGGGTTTCTGTTTTTACCGCCGATACCTATTCCTGCATAAAAGGCCGTGGCATACATGGGGTATTAAAGCACCTTAAAAGAGATTTAAACGATGTTGAAAATACCCGGTATTGCCTAAAAATGGATGTACGGAAGTTCTATCCAACAATCGACCACAGCATATTAAAGCAAATAGTACGAAAAAAGATTAAGGATAAACAGCTCCTGGTACTGCTCGATGAAATAATTGACTCGGCTGAAGGCGTTCCCATTGGTAACTATTTAAGCCAGTTCTTTGCAAATCTGTACCTGTCGTATTTCGACCATTGGTTGAAGGAAGAAAAAGGAGTTAAATACTACTACCGGTATGCCGACGATATGGTTATCTTATCAGCAACTAAGCCTTCTTTGCACACTTTATTGGCCGAAATAACCGAATACATGCAAAGCAAACTCAACCTTGAATTAAAGCACAATTACCAGGTATTTCCGGTTGATGCCCGTGGAATCGATTTTGTTGGCTATGTATTCTTTCATACCCACATCCTGATGCGAAAATCAATAAAACAACGGTTTTGCAGGCGGGTTGCCAAGCTCGATAAAAAGAGCATCGAACCCAAAGAGTACAAGAAAAGGATTTGCTCCTACATAGGTTGGGCCAAACATTGCAATTCAAAACACTTATTAAAAAAGCTTATTAAAAATGAAAAAATTCTCTGATTTCAATATAAACACCCTTGAAAACAAAAACATATTTCCGGTACCGGTTATCTCCATCGAGGAGGTAACCAATTGCGAAATAGAGGTAATTGATTATGAAGCTGATGTGAAAACACGGCACGGTGATGGTAGGAGCATCGTTAAGGTAAAATTCGATGGAATGGAGCGTAAATTTTTCACCAATGCAACTCCCATAAAAGAGGCATTAGGTAAGATATCCAAATCTGATTTTCCATTCATTGCAACCATCAAGCAGCAGCGTTTTGGCAGTGGAAGCGGTAAAACCTTTTATTTCACCTGATTTAGCAAGACATCCCATGAAAATATTTTACATTGATCTATTCTCAGGAGCCGGTGGAACCACAACCGGAATCCATTTAACAAATAACCCAAATATTGAGGTGGTAGCATGCGTCAACCACGATGCATTGGCCATTGAAAGCCATAAAGCCAATCACCCGAATTGCTTGCATTTTGTGGAAGATGTTCGTGATATGAAGGTTATTAAAGCACTGGCAAACTTAGTTCGTAAACTCCGCAACGATAATCCGGATTGCATTATAATTATATGGGCCAGCCTTGAATGTACCAACTACAGCAAAGCAAAAGGTGGCATGCCACGAGATGCTGATAGCCGCACCCTTGCCTATTCACTTTACGATTACAACGCCGAATTGAATCCAGATTTTGTTATGATTGAAAACGTTCGTGAATTCATGAGCTGGGGACCATTGGACGAAAGCGGAAGACCGTTGAATAAATTGAATGGCCGCGAATACATTCATTGGGTTAAAAAAATGTGCAGCTATGGTTACGATTTTGATTATAAGATACTCAATAGCGCCGATTTTGGAGCCTATACAAGCCGCGAACGGTTCTTTGCCCAATTTGCCAAAGATGGTTTGCCCATAGTTTGGCCGGAGGCAACCCATGGCAAAACCGTAAACAAAGGAAGCCTTTTTGAAAACACATTAAAACTATGGAACCCGGTACGCGAGGTTCTTGATTTGGATGATGAAGGTACTAGCATTTTTAACCGAAAAAAACCATTGGTGGATGCTACACTGGAACGCATTTACGCTGGATTGGTGAAGTTTGTGGCGGGGGGTGAAGCTAAATTCATGGTGAAATATAATTCCATGAATATAAACGGAAAATATAAAGCACCAGGTATTAATGAACCGTGTCCGGTTATTTCTACACAAAACAGATTGGGAATTGTTGATGCTACTTTTTTGACCAAAAACTATTCCGGCCATCCAAAAAGCAAGGCAATCAGCATTGAAAAACCATCGGGAGCAATTACAACAATTGATCATCATTCATTAGTAAAAGCATTATTTCTTACATCCTACTATGGAAAGAGTATCGGTGCCCAAAGTATTAAAGAACCTTGCCCAACGGTAACTACAAAAGATAGATTTGCATCCATATTTATTGATTACCAATATGGAAATGGTAAACCAAACGGTATAAATAAACCGGTTGGATCCATTACTGGCGTTCCAAAACTGAACATGGTAAAGTGGATAATGGATACGAACTTTAAAAATGTGGGTAGTTCATTAAATGAACCCAACCGGGTAATAACCGCATCGCACAAACAGCATTATTTATTAAACCCGCAATTCAACGACAAAGGCCGTGATTTAGATAGGCCGTGTTTTACCCTTATTGCCAAAATGGACAAACGGCCACCCTACATTGTGCAAACAGAAACCGGCCGTCCTTCCATTGAAATAACCAATGCCGATTCACCCATAATGGTAAAAATCAAGAATTTCATGGTGGCATATGGTATCATCGATATTAAAATGCGGATGCTCAAAATATTGGAACTGTTAAAAATACAAGGTTTTCCTGAAGGGTATATTTTAAAAGGTTCGCAAGCCAACCAAAAAAAGTTTATCGGTAATGCCGTGGTTCCTATGGTAGCCAAAGCCATTGCCGAAGCAAATTCAAAAGCCCTTATGAATGTAACCTCTAAAAAGCAAATTGTATGAGAACCCCAATTACATATTATGGTGGAAAACAAAAAATGGCTAAAAGAATAGTTGGTATAATACCACCGCATAAAATTTATTGTGAGCCCTATTTTGGGGGTGGTGCAGTTTTTTTTGAGAAAGAACCATCATACCTTGAGGTAATCAACGATAACAACCAAAAATTAATAAATTTCTTCCTGCAGATGCGCGATAATTTTGAAGAGCTTCAGGAACTAATTGAAACAACTCTTCATTCCGAATTCTTATATAGAAAAGCCAAGGATATTTATTGCGGTAGAATTGAATTTACTGATGTCCAATTGGCTTGGTCGGTTTGGATTACTACAAACATGAGTTTTTCCGGTTCAATTCATGGTGGATGGAAATGGTGTAATGGAACTGCGGGTAGTCATTCCGGCCGGTATATGAATGGGAGGAAAATTGAGTTTCAATTATTGAATAACCGTTTAAAAAATATTCAAATATCATCCCGGGAGGCGCTCCGTGTTATAAAAGACCGAGATACCAAAGAAACAGTATTTTATCTTGATCCTCCTTATCCCGGATTTTACCAAGGTCACTACAAAGGATTTACCATGCTTGATTTTTTTAGGCTGCTGGAATTCATTTCAGATATTAAGGGAAAATTCATCCTATCAAATTACTGGAGTCAAACCCTCAAGTATTTTATTCTAAAAAACAACTGGAAATTCGAAAGCCATAAAATAAATATTAAGGTCGCAAACCGAATTAAAAATAATTACCGGACCGAAATACTGGTCTATAATTTCGTTCCGGAACGAAATAATAAAGAATATCAATTACATCTGGAATATAAAAATTAACGGTATAGAACTCAACCCATGTACGTAGAACAACAAACCATATTAGATGCCACCAATGGCGGCCTTGAAATTATCATCCACTATTATCCACAGGCACGTGAGGCTCATGCCGGTAGCCGTAAGGAATTCAAAATACGCGATGAGCGTTCGGCATCGGCCAGGTTAAAGCAATTACCCGACAAAAACTGGGTAGTTACCGACTTTGGCGACGACAGCACCCCGCGCAATGGAATCTTGGTATGCATGAAGGAAGAGGGCATAGAATTCCGCGAAGCCATTATTATGCTCGCTGGTCGTTACAACATTGGCGGATTAAAACCAGAAACACATCAATCGGCATTCGAAAAGCGCGATGCCAAACCCGACGAAGAGGAAGGAGCCTATTATTACGACATTAAGGATCAGCTTTCGGTAACCGATTATCGTGAGATTTTTCCCAATTACGATGAAAAGAATAAAGAACGCTTTGATGGGGTATTAAAGAAATTCAGGGTGCATGCCTTAAAATCGTTCACCCAAATAAAGGACCGTAAAGCCCTGGTTACATCGAGCACCGAAAACTACCCCATATTTTTGATTGAGCATGATGGGTTCCAGAAAATTTACCAGCCTTGCAACCCCGAAAAGCAATATCGCTTTAGGTATGTTGGTAATCGGCCAAAAGATTATATAAATGGTTTGGTGCAATTACGCAAAGCGTATGAGGCTTTTAGAGACGAACAGATTAAGGAAGTTAAAGCCGAAGGCAAGGAGGAACCTGCCAACTGGGAAATTAAAAAGCTTGATTCTGTAATTATTGCATCGGGCGAACGCGATTCGTTTAACGTGGCCAGTTATGGATACCATGTTATTTGGCTCAATTCCGAAACCGCCTCCCTGTTACCCAAAGATTTTAAAGAAATAAAGAAATACTGTAACGAAGTTTATGCGCTACCAGACATTGACAGCACGGGTCGTAAAGCAGGTTTAAAATTAGCCCTTCAGTATTTAGAAATACGTATTATTTGGTTGCCTCAAAAAATGTTGCGTTTCCGTGATAACCGGGGCAAACCACGCAAAGATTTTAAGGATTTTATTGAGCTGTACCCAAAAATTGAAGACTTTAACCAGCTTTACCGTTCGGCCATTCCGTTGCAGTTTTGGGATATATCGTACTCAGATAAAGGCGTTAAGTACTACTTTAATAACGAACAGGCATATGCTTTTTTAAGTGCGAACGGTTTTTACCGCATCGAGAACAAAAACGAGAAAGAGGGATTCTCATTCATTAAAATTGAAGGCAACATTGTAGAAATTATACGTGCAAACCGTGCAAAAGAATTTGTACTGCAGTTCCTAAGGCAAAACCACCATCCGGTAGATTTAATAAACCTCATTCACAAAACCACCCAAATGAGCGAAAACCAGTTGGCGGGCATCCCGAAAACGGAAATTGACTTTACCGATTTTGATGCCAAAACACAGTTCATGTTTTTCGAAAACAAAACGTGGGAAATAACCCCAAACAAAGTAATTGAGCACAAAATTACCGATGTGGAACGATACGTTTGGGACGAAGAGGTGATTAAACACAAAGTAGTAAGGCAGGAACCTACATTTATAGCCACCAAAACCAAAGATGGGTTCAATATTGAGGTTAAAAGCACCGAAAGCAAGTTCTTCAGCTATTTAATTAATGCCAGCCGCATCCATTGGCAAATAGAACTGGAAACCCGTTTGGATTTGAAAACCAACAACCTTGAAGAGCTTACCAAATATAGAATTGAAAATAAATTCAAAATAGATGGTCCTCTGTTGGATGAGGAGGAAATTAAGGAACAAAAACAACATTTGCTTAATAAAATATTTGCCATCGGCTATTTAATGCACCGATACAAAGATGAAGCCCGTCCATGGTGTGTTTTTGCCATGGATAACAGGGTGAGCGACATTGGTGAAAGTCACGGACGGACGGGAAAAAGCTTTATGTTCAAATTTCTTAAAAACTTTATGAAAACGGTAATGCTAAGCGGACGTAACCCAAAGCTTACCGATAACCCGCACATTTACGACCGCGTGAATGAGTACACCAAACTCATTATTGTTGACGACAGCAACCAGTATCTGAACTTCAACTTCTTTTTTGGCGATTTAACCGGCGATATGACCGTGAACCCAAAAAATAACCAGAGTTATGAAATAAACTTCGAAAAATCGCCCAAGTTTTGCTTTTCATCCAACTATACACTGCGTGATATTGACCCCAGTACCGAAGCCCGTGTATTGTACACCGTATTTAGCGACTATTACCACGAGCAGACCACCAACAGCGACTACCGAGAAACCCGCAAGATATTCGACGATTTTGGTAAAACCCTTCACCGTGCCGATTACAGTGAACCTGAATGGAATGCCGATATAAACTTTCTGGCCGATTGCATCAGTTTTTACTTGAGTGTACCATCGCCCAACCGCGTTAATCCGCCAATGGACAATATTACCCGCCGCAACTTGCGCACCATTATGGGCGATACATTTAAAAACTGGGCCGATATCTACTTTTTTAAAGATACATCGGGCAAACCGGGAGCCAGCGAACAAAATTCATCGGCCATTGACGTGGAGATAAGCCGTCAGGAAGCCATGGAAGACTTCCTAAAATCGTCGGGCCAACGTAATTGGACTACAAACAAGTTCAGTAAAAGCATGCAAGCCTGGGCCGATTATACCGAATATGTAATAAGCCTGAATCCAGAGCACATGAAGAATTCATCAGGACGAATCTCAAAGTATATCGATGGCAAAACCACCGAAATGATATACGTACAAACGAAACCTTGGAACCCCGAAGATTTAACCAATGAGCGAAACACTGGAACAATTGAAGAACCTCCCTTCTGATTATGCCGATAAGGTGTACACCTTTTTGAAGAATGGGAAACAGGGAGCTAGTTATAACATGACAACCTTATGTATTGCCGAAAACCAGCCCACATTTATTGCCTTGGTAAAAGAATACATGGTCATGACACCATGGCAAGGTGGTTGGGAGTTTTTAGACGATTATAAGAAATTGAGAAGAGTAAATATTTTTTAAGAAAGGAGAATAACCATGGAAAAAATTAGTGTAAACGCAGAGTTTTTATTCAAGTTGTCCAGCAAAAAGGAATGGATAAACAGAGTTCCTGACATTTTACCTGAAAAAACAACCAAAGCCGAAGAATGGATTTGGATTGACAAAAACGGAAACTCGATGATCATTGGCGAAGATTTTCAGGCCGCCCAAGATATGGACAGCTATCCGGTTAAAGTATATCGGAAAATAAGAACTGCTGAAGCTTTTAAAAACATTAACCAATGTACACACTAAACAAACGCGAACTGGTATTGTGCCACGTATGCAAAGGCGAAGGTATTTTAGTTGATAATGAACACCGCGGACCGCTATCGAAACAAGAGATACTATTCTGCACCAACTGTAACGGCTATGGCCGCGAATATATGGTAACCAAAATAACCTACGAACCTTTTAAAAAATAGAATATGAAAAAAGAAACCCCCATATTGTTCAGCACCCCAATGGTTAAGGGTATTCTGAATAATAGTAAGAATCGCACCCGCCGAACCCGTGGTTTGGAGATAATTAACCAAAACCCCAATGATCGGAAATTTGATGCACCTTATTTTAGAACAGGATTCAAAAAAAGTGATAATGCTACTTTTGCTGAATTCATAAATAAAAAAGGTGAAACTATAAAATGCAAATTTCCATTCGGGGAAGTAGGTGATTTGCTTTGGGTGCGCGAATCGTTTGTAATTATACCACCCAACTATGTTTTTTATAAAGCAGATAAGGATAATTCTGCCGATATAAAATGGAAACCATCCATCCACATGCCCAAAGTTGCTTGCCGCATTTGGTTGGAAATAACCAACATTCGGGTTGAAAGGCTGCAAAGCATTACCGAAGATGATATTAAAAAAGAAGGCATTCGAATTCCTGTGACTAAATGCAATGGTATCGATACAATATTTTTGGAATTAGGTAAAGAGAATTCAGCGTTTAAATTTTTACCAAATTTTGAACCATCAAATATCGATTTGCAAAATTATGATATACTTTTTGCTTTATGGGCAGAATTATGGTGTAAAATAAATGGCAGAGAAAGTTGGGACCTTAATCCTTGGCTTTGGGTAATTGAGTTTAAACAAGTTACTAAACCCACCATCCATGAATAAAACAACCAACTTGGCCAATAGCCAACCAAACCAAAAAACCACTGCTGCCGAAAAGCGCTATGCAACAGCCTTGGTTTACCTACACAAAAACGGCATTAACATATACAGCCGTGCCGACGATTTTTACAGGCATGCCATTCAAATAGCCGCTGGCGTTAAAGTGGAAAAGGAGGTATAACATGGCATACAAGAATCAAAGAAAAAATAAGAAACATAGTGCCGAAATAAGACACAAAAAAGTGTGTGTAAAAAGAAGAACTATAATAAAAGGAAGAGGCAAAGCCCATACCCAATCCGAGATTGAATTATTATTAAAAAAGCAAGGATTAATTTAACCAAAAACCCAATTTATGAGTACAAAAATAGAATGGACCAACGAAACATGGAACCCAATTATAGGATGTTCCCCAGTTTCTCCCGGATGCAAAAACTGTTATGCCGAAAAGATGGCGTTCCGTTTAGGCAGCATGAAACTAGAGCGTTGCATATCGGCGCTCAATTATTCAGTAGTGGTTAATTGGAAAACCAAAAAATGGAATGGCAAAACTCAATTCGTGAGCCAAGCCATCGAAAAGCCGTTAAGCTGGCGTAAACCGCGGATGATATTTGTTTGCTCCATGGGCGATTTATTCCACGAAAGCGTACCGTTTGAATGGATTGATAAGGTTATGGCCGTTATTGCCTGCACTCCACAACATACCTATCAAATTTTAACCAAGCGCCCCCATCGGATGGCCGAATACTTTAACCAAGGAAAGGAAATGCTTATAGCACGTTGGGAAGATGCCGTTTATGAACTGGGATTGTGCGATAAAAACGACGACCCCGATGCAGCAGCTTGCCACGTTAATAACCGTGCGGATAGGGAATGGCCTTTAAAAAACATCTGGTTGGGCGTTACTGCCGAAAATCAGGAAATGGTAAACAAGCGGGTTCCGTTTCTATTGAATATACCCGCCGCCATCCGTTTTGTTTCCGTTGAACCCATGTTGGGTGCCGTTGATTTAAGTATTTACATGGCTACCGGTTGGACAGAACCCCCTTACGACGACATAATAAATTGGGTAATCTGTGGTGGCGAAAGCGGAATTAATGCCCGGCCGGTTAATCACAATTGGGTTGAAAACCTGAAAAATCAATGCAACAAATACGAAACATGTTTATTTTTCAAACAATGGGGCGAATGGATTCCGGTAAACGAAGTTCCTAAATCATGGGGCAATCAAGCCGATCTAAAAGGAACCCACAGATGGGTTAACGAAATAGATGGCAAAGATACCGGTACAAGACCCGGACACATGACCATTCGAGTTGGAAAAAAGAAAGCAGGATGCACCCTTAACGGCAAAGAGTACAAACAATTTCCAAATACCGCCACCGTATGATTGACCGCTTTCTTTCAAAAACAGGAGTGGGCATTGCCCTGCTCTTTATGGTTGCAGAGCTGAGCTACATTAACAGCCTTTCGCTCATGTACATGTTCAACAAGCAAACCCTTACCGATATTGTATTCGGCATTATTGGCGCCATTGCCTTTAGCATAGTTACCGTTTTGGTGATGCGCCTGGGCAAGCGCAACTGGTTAAAACTGGTTTTTCCGCTATTCGATGTTGCCCTGGTATTCTGCGGATTCAATTTGCAACACTACAACGATATGTTTGAAAATCCCGTACGGTTTTACATGAGCGTATTCCTTTCGGCTTTTGCGGGGCTTATAACTTACAGCCTTGGCCAAATAAATGCCGAACAGCACCAGCACACCAACACTGATGCCGAAATACTGCGAAGTGATTTGCAACTGACCCAAAACTTACTTTCCGATGCAACCCATAAACTGGAGCATTTGAAGCGCTATTATGCCGTGCACGAAAAGTCGCGGATACTGAAGAAACTGGAAAAAAACCGCACTGCTGAAGAGGTAGAATTATTGAACCGAACGGTATAACCTTTTAAATAAAGCACCATGGCAAAGAGAACCTTACAAATCGATGTAGTTAATATTTTAGAACAATTCGGCATGCAAAATAATTATCGATGGCCGAACCTGCCTTTTTTACACCACAAAAGCAAACTACGAGGCTTTAATATACGATGGTGTATTCATCCGCAACGGCAAAGAACGCGACAGTGCCAATGTATTGAATACCACGCGTGTTTTTGAGGAGAAGGGTTAGGAAACAATTAAACAAATTATAAAAATGGATTTAAACAAATTTTACAACGAAAAGTATATCAGTCATTGGGCTGAGGAATTAGAAGCTGGAGACAGATGCAAGGCAACTATTCGACACAAAACAGATGGTTCAAAAAACCTTCATAATGTCGAAATTATAGTAGTTGAAAACCTACAATCAGAAAAAAAGATTGTTGGATATTTCAATAACCGCAAAAAACATATACCATACAACGAACTGTCAAAATGTGAGGTTTTAGCATGAATGCTAACAATTATCAATAAACACAGTACAACTAATTTTAAATACCTAATTATGACCTGTATAGTAGGAATTGTCAACAAACACTCAAACAGAGTTACCATCGGTGGAGATTCAGCCGAATCGAACGGAAGCAATATTTTCATCAGGAAGGATGTAAAAGTTTTCAAAAACGGTGAATTCGTTATTGGCTGTACCTCCTCATTCCGTATGATTCAGTTATTGCGGTTTTCGTTTAACCCACCCGAAATAAAAGCCGACGATGTTTATGCGTACATGTGCACCCAATTCATTGATGCCGTTAGGGCCTGTTTTAAAGAGGGTGGATATCTGCAGAAATATACCGATGGTGACGAAAAAGGGGGAACCTTTCTGGTAGCCTACAAAAACAGGTTGTTTAAAATTGAAAGCGATTTTCAGGTAGCCGAGAATTTAAACGGCATTGATGCCGTTGGATGCGGAGCAGATTTTGCCCTAGGGGCTTTATTCACCATATTGGATCATAGCATACCTACAAAAGATAAGATTTTAAAGGCGCTGGAAGCTGCTGAGTTTTTGTCGGAGGGAATCCGTCGCCCATTTGTATTGATTAACACATAACGAATCACACCCATGAAGAAAATAGAACAATTGAGCTTATTTGGTTCCAGGCGATTGGATTTTAACGAACAGATTGACTTAACCGTAGCTAGTTTAAACCTACATGGCCCAAAACATGATCATTGGGCTATCGCTTGGAGCTGGGGCAAAGATTCAACTACTTTGGTAACATTGGTTATTCAATTAATAATTACAGGCCAAATAGTTGCCCCAAAGTCTATTACCGTTCTTTGTGCCGATACCCGTATGGAATTGATTCCGTTGTGGTTGGCCGCTAAAGGGGTAATTGAAAAGCTAAAAACATTGGGAGTTGATGTCCGAGTAGTTATGGCTCCGTTGGATGAACGCTTTTTTGTATACATATTAGGTAAGGGAGTTCCGCCCCCATCCAACACCTTCCGCTGGTGTACGGGTCAAATTAAAGTAGAACCCATGGAACAGGCGTTAGACTCATTGCATAAAGAAATTGGCCAGAAAATATTGATGCTTACCGGAGTTCGGCAAGGCGAAAGCGCTATTCGCGATGGCCGTATTGCAATGAGTTGCTCAAAAGATGGGGCAGAATGTGGCCAGGGTTGGTATCAAACCGGATTAGACAGCTCCATTTGCAGTACACTGGCCCCAATATTACATTGGCGTGTTTGCTCAGTGTGGGATTGGCTTAAAATATTTGCTCCATCGAAACAATACGGAGAATGGCCCACAGCGTTTTTGGCCGATGCCTACGGTGGTGATGAAGCGGAAGAGATAAACGCCAGAACCGGGTGCATTGGTTGTCCGTTGGCCCAAGAAGATAAAGCGCTAAAAGCGGTTATCCGAATGCCCTATTGGAGCTATTTAACTCCGTTAATGGAGTTGAAACCAATTTATAGGGAAATGAGGAACCCGCAATATAGGCTACGAAAAAACGGATCGGTTAAAAAGGATGGAACCTTATCAAAAAACCAGCAACGATTAGGCCCATTAACACTTGATGCCCGAAAGATTTTCCTATCCAGGATAATTGGAATTCAGGAATCGGTTAATAAAGAGGCCGTAAGTTTGAATAGGCCCACAATTGATATTATAAACGTTGATGAAATACAGCGCATTCACGAATTAATTAACGCCAATACATGGCCCAATAATTGGGACGGTACTGAAACCATTGGTGATGTACTATTGGATAGAAAATACAGCGACGGTTCTACAATGGCTTTATTATTTAATGAATTGCGGGAACATACTAGAACATGAACGAAATAAATATATGGTCATATCCATTCCTTTTAACCCAGCCCTTCGCTGGGTTTTTTATTGGTGCGAAGCACACCACATTCTATTCCTTTTTTTTACCCATTTTTTACTTTTCAACTTTATTTGGTGGCCTCTCTTTATTTCCTTTTTTTCCTTCAACTTGATTATATTTAAAAAAAATGTAATTCTGTAATATTCCTCCAAAGAATTAAAGCCCAAAAAGTTACACATTACATTTTTCATTACACTTTTTCAAACATTACAAAAAAAGTGTAATGCATATTTTCAACATTACAAAAATTACAAACATTACATTTTCAATTTTGCCACATTACAAAACAAGTGTAATGTGCAACAAATTGTTAATGTGTTTATTAGGCTCACAAAATTGCATTATTACACACTTACACTTTTTTGGTACAATATCACATCAAACAAAAGTTTTAAAACAAAAGTTATAATCATAAATTTGTCAAAACCAGTAAAATTTATCAGTATGCAGCAGCTTAAGCTTTATTTAAAACCACACCAGGAACGTTACCTTATAAGTATTTGTGGAAAACCCCCATTTCTTTCGGCAAAATTCAACCTTGCACCGCTTGTTTTCTCATTATTACGCTGGGAGGAATTTTCGGCACCACTGCCCGAAACCAAAGTATATGTTCCCGATTGGGTTTTAAAAGATTCAGGCGGAAAAGTGAATATAGGCGAGCGCGGAAACAAAGTTATTGGCGATTATTTAGATAGTTTACTCGATATCGATCTATTCCAGTTCCTGGCACCGTATCATAAAAATTCAAGCCTTTATTTAAAAGATGGTATTTACCTTTTTATTGATGCCCATAATTTGCCAGGCGACATGCGCACTTATGAAATGTTAAAAAAACGGGATTACCGCATGCGCAAGAAAAATTATTCAAATAACCCCGCTATTTTTTTCGACGATTTGTCCTCATACTGTCCTAAACCGTCTTTATCTGTCTCAATTAGTCATTAACTTATAAATCAAATAATTATGAATTTAGTAAAAAGTACCAATACACAGAACTTTGCCAGCCTTAACAAGGTGCAAATTATTAAAGATGTATATGTAACCAATTTGCCATTTGCCTTAAGCATTAACCTATCGGAAATTGAATTTTCAACAGGCCAGCAATTCAACGAAATTGAAATTACCGACGGAACATACTCCATTACCGATGATGATGAAGGCCATGGAACCATATACAAAGTTCAGGCAAATTTCAGGCACCCAAAAGTTCGCGAGGATGCCGAACTGTTCCTCAAAACATTCCGTGGCCGATTGGTAAGGCTCGTACTAACCGATAAAAATGGAGTGAGCCGTTTAACGCCTTCAGGCAAAATTACCATTCAGGAAAACGTATCCGATATGCCAAATTACAACGGATACAACATTGAATTCAATGCAGTTGGTGAGCAGGTGCCGTTTATTAATTTAGATGCGTATGCTATTCCACCTTTGAGTTTGTGGGATACCATTTTTAATGATTGGCATTTTACTTCAAACATATTGGCAATAGTTAATAAGGATTTCGATTTAAATTTTACATTGAAATGTGTTGAAGATAATGAAAGTTTTTTAACCATTGATTTCAATGGTATTTTAGAAGAATTATCATTCCAACCTGGGGAAACTAAAACAATTTTGAGACATTATACTGTAACTCAAGAAAGCTACCTTGCTATAAGATTGGGTAGATTTATAAACGGAATTTTTATTTCAAATTTTGGACTATATTTTTATTATCAAGATAGCTTAACAATTATAAATGCAGGTATGACTAGATTTTTCACATATTCTACTCCAGGACATCTAGATTTAAGTGGAAATTCAATTATTTCATCTGATTTAGATGAATTGCTCAAACAATATCAAATAATTCTTAACCAACCTGTTTATTGGGGCATTGATGAATACTTCTATATCGATGGTTCTGGCGAATATGGATTTAATGGAACTCCATTTAGTGCGGAAGCCCTTGCAATTAAAGCAAAGATGATTCAGATTCGACCCCTTTCATATCGCGATAATTCATAGTCCTTTAATAGCTACAGCCTTTTAAATAGCATTGCCTTGAAAAAAAAACAAGGCAATGCATTTTACTTTTTTAAGCTCATTACTTTCTTCGCCATGGTTAATTGATGCCAATACATTCAATACCATGTATCCGTTATTCAACGGTATGTTAAATGGTATGGCATTCCAAGCCGAAGGAGAACCACAAAATTCCATTCCTTTTCATGTTTTAGCGGCCAGCCATGCTGTAACTGGTATGGATAATACGGAAGCAAACCAAAAGCTTATTCATGTTTTACCCGTACGTGGTATAATTACCAAACATGATCAACCTTGCGGACCTGTTGGAACCAGAACCCTTGGCCAACGATTTGCCGAAGCCGATGCCAACCCAAATGTGATAGGTCATATTCTTTTAGGAGAATCGGGAGGTGGCCAGGCAAATGCTATTCCTGAGCTGCGAGAACCCATGCAAAAAAGAACAAAACCCGTTCTTGGTTACATTGATGGTGTTAGCGCCAGCGCTATGTATTATTTGCATTCCGGTTGCGATGAAATAATGGCCAGCCGCGATACCGATATTGTAGGCAGTACTGGAACCATGATGGTTTACGAAGGCCGAAAGGCAGTTAGCGAAGCCAATTCCGATGGTGTTGTACACGTTCGCATTTATGCCGATGGATCCGAAGAAAAGAACCTCGAGTATGAGCAAGCTATAAACCACAATAATTTTAAACCGGTAAAAGATAATTTTCTCAATCCACACCGCAACCAATTTATTGCCGATGTAAAAGCCAGCCGTCCCAATGTAACCGATAAACAAATTTTGGGGGGTGTAATGCAAGCCAAAGATGCTGTTGGAACGCTCATTGATAGTATTGGAACCTTTGACGATGCCGTAACTCGTGTTTTGGAATTGGCCGGTTACCAGGTAGAAGAAAAAACAACCAAATCAAGTTCATCTAATTCAAACCCAAATAAATCTGTAAATCACATGAATCCGAAACTGTCCGCACTGGTGGCGCTTTTGGCTATTTCAAGTATCGAAATAGTTGAAGGGCACGCCCACTTATCTGAAGAACAGTTGGAAGCCATTAGTGCAGGACTCGATAAGATTCCACTATTGGAAAGCCAACTGCAAGCAGCCAACGACTTAAAAGCGAAAGCCGAAGCCGATTTAACCGCTGCAACCGAAACTATCGCCTTGCGCGATGCCACTATCACCGAGAAAGAAAACAAAATTGCCGAATTAAAAGGCGAACCGGGTACTAAAGGAGCTGTTGCCATTACCGAAGGCGATGACGATCCAAAAGAAAAGAGTAATGCTGTTGCAACCGGTGAAAACATTGTAGCAGACATTAATGCAGTTGCAAACGAATATTTAGGAGGAAAGTAACATGGCTGTAGTAAATATTACAGGGCTTCAACGCGAAGCCAAAAATTATCAAAAGGATTTCAGGGTATTGCCTTACGCAATCCTTATTGATGTGTTGAAAATTTTAGGTATTTCACTGTTGGAAGTGAACTACAAAGATACCATTGTAGTAGAGCAGCGTAAAGGAGGCGTTGCCAAACCTTATGTAGCTGGTACTCTCGATTATATAACCGAGATTGCTAAATTAAGCGAAAGCGATTTGATTACCGTAAAAGCTTATGCCGCACTTAAAGACGATATTGAAAGCTATCGAGCGAAAAATGTGCTGTTTGATGCATCGGCAAACAAGGTGAACAACCAGGATAAAAAGCACCCGTTGGAGCGCGATATTATCGCTAAAAAGGTAATTACCGTAGCTGAAGATATTATTGATGCCTTATTTCCATCGAATAGGAATACAGCTGATAAAACCCCTATGGGAATGGTTGATGGTTTTGATACCATTATTAGCGATGCCATTACCGCCACCGATATTTCGTTGGCCAAAGGTAACCTGGTTAACTCCGGCGCTTTAGATGCTCCTGTTGATGGTGCAGATACTACAGCTTACGATAATTTAATTACCTGGCTGCGAAAAGCCGATGAAAAGGCTAAGGATAAACCGCTTATTCTTCGCATTCCTCCGGTGCAGTTATTGAATGTGCAGGATGCCCTTCAAAATAAATTAGCTGTAAAGGCTGTTGAGTTTGAAGATGTATTAAAACACATCCAATTCCGTTCCGGATTGTCGAAATTGAGCATTGCATCGCACTATTGTTTAGGTACCGGTGAACGCATGCACTTAACCACTCCCGGAAACTTCGATTTAGGTATGAATACTTTTGGTGATATCGATTTTGTTCAAGTACGTAACATTTTCGAAGATCCAAATTTGGTTCAGTTCTGGATGCAATGGCATATTGGTATGCGTATTACCAATTTGCATAAAAGGGAATTCATGGTTAACGAAGGCGTTCCAGTTGCAAACTCACTAAGCGGCGATTACACCGCATAAGAAAGGGGAAAACTATGAACTTTTCAGCACTAGTTAACTCAAATATCGCATTTCCTGAGGGTCAGGAAAACTTAGGCGGTATAAGTAAGGTCTATTATGGTTTCTTGGCCGATGCCGATGAAACCCAATGGCCTGAGCCAGCAGATTCTCCCACATCGTTTGCGTTGGCCATTACTATTGCGTTGCCAATAGTAATGCTAGCCACCAAAAAGATGAACACCATTTATGTGACTCCCGAAACCAGTGGTTTAGATGGTGAGACACAAGGTGAGCGTGATGCCGAAAGCACCAAACGCACGGCTGAATTTTTCTTTCCACAACCGAATGCCGATTCTTTAGGATTTGCAAGGGTTATCCAGAACCGGAGAATGTTCTTCATATTCGAAGATATGAAAGGGCAGCTTCGTTTATTGGGTTCTCCTAGGTTCCCTGCTAAATGTTCAGCCAACGATACCAGCGGTAAGGCATCAACTGACCGCCCAGGGATAACGTTCAAAGTCGAGGATATTGGAAGCGGACCCGCACCAATTTACACGGCAGCTATCCCATTAACTCCAGCAGTTTAGTAATAGGGGGTGAAAGCCCCCTTTATTTTTTAATAATATGGCTAAAGTAATTGTAGTTATAGGTTTCGCTCTGGGCGATGAATGTATTTTGGCAGCTTCAATTGAGGCATGGAAAAAACATTTATCGAAGTGCGAATTAATGGTTGTTGGCGATGAATGCGAACTTCCGAAGGGAGTTGGTTTTATTGGTTGCCCAAGTATTGCAGGTAGAACCGATAAAAGTCGTAAAATTGTAGCTGCAGCTGAAGCATTGGAAGCTGAATCGTTTGTTTTTGCAAACAATACATATCCGTTGCAAAAAATTGACTTGTCAGATATTGACCAATTATTTGCCAATCCGGCACCCGGTAACGATGCTTACCCAATTGATTTTGCAACCGAATTGCCCCGTATTTATGAAAAAGCATTGGTATTGCAGCTAAAAAACGACTTTGATATAGTAAATGTACCGTTCAATTTTGAAAGCAAGTATTTCAATCATTATTCAAAAGAAAAACCAACGGTAATTTTGCGCGACCTAGCCGATAAAATCAGGCTTCAAGTGTACGATTCCCGCCCGGATGAGTACCGTACCGCTCATTTACTAAAACATAAAAAGTTTGTGGTAGTGAATAAGCACGGCCAAAAAGCCTTGAAAGACTTTTTTCATTAATAGCTTTACTGGTTTAAATTTAAAAGCCCTGGCCTTATGGTTGGGGCTTTTTTTGTAGTCCTTTGTTGGTCGTGACCAAACTTCCACTTTTGAATTCGCATTAATTCAGTTTATTAATTAAACTTTTGTAAAAATGGCAAATCAAAAATTAAAGTCATGGCTCCAATCTCCGGAGCGTGATTACAATGCTGGGGTAACTTTATTCAAGGAATTAAAAGTAAACCCAAAAAAGGAAGGATTCTTTAATACCGAAGAACCGGAAGCAATTCACAGGAACATGCTTTATTCGTTATTGGCAAATTACCACCGGGTATATAACCAGGACGAAAAGCAACCTGAAAAAGAGGAAGCTTCGAATAAAAAGCAATCGACCAGCAAAAACCTTCAGGAGGTTAAAGAAAAGCTGGGTGAAGTGGAGAAGGAAATTGCAACCGGCAGGGTAGTAATTGACAAAAACCCTAGGGTAAAGTATGAAGATTTATCGGATGAGCTCAAGAAAGCTTACGATGAGAATGGCGAGAATTACTCCAAAGTAAAAACGCTTCATGCCAAAATAAAAGCGGTGCCAGCCGATGTAACAAATGATGAAGAGCGTAAGGAGCTGTTGAATGAAATGCTTTCCATTCAGGAAAACATTAAAGCCAACTGGAAATTGATTGACGATTGGGCAGCCGGTTTGCCTCCCGTAACAGGTGTACAACCTACCAAACCATCGGGAGCATTAACCAAAGCGGAAATTGATGCCACTACCGACTTGGTAATTCAAGCCCAAAGTAAAGACTTACGCATTAAAGCCAACGTGGCTTATTTGCGCCGTTTTTCGAAAGACGAAAACAAAGCAAAAGAAGTGGAGTTACGCATTTCAGAACTGAAAGCATGGGAAGTAAACTATGAAGAAAGTATTGGAAATACTCCAGCTGCCGGAGCCGGGAAATAACATTCCCTATTTTTCAAACGGTGAATTCTCGATGCACCAACTAATTGAGCATTTGCTTGAACAAACGGGACCCGCTAAGGTGGTTCTTTCTTCATTTAGTATTACTGAAGTTGCCATACGCACCTTTCAGCGATTGATGGAGCAAGGTACCATCCAAAGCTTGGCCTGTTTGTTCGATTTTACCGTTAGGCGCCATAAACTGGGGCTATTATTTTTTGCCAGGAATGTAATTAGCCAAATATCAATAGCTAAATGCCACGCCAAGGTTGTGCTTATCTATAACGGAAAGCATTACGTTACCGTGGTATCATCGGCAAACCTAAATATAAACGACAAAATGGAAGCGGGTATAATTAGCACCGATACGGCTATTTTCGATTATTTCTATACCAAGCTTATTGAAGGGATATCGGGAGGAATTGAAGTTACAAGCGATGAATTTAACTGAAGAACAGTTACAAAAAGTAAAGGAACTGGCCGCCTTATTTCTTTCGCCCGATGAAATTGCGGTATTAATGGGAGTCGATATCGATTCCCTGGTAAATGAAATTGCATCGCGAAAAGGTACCGTTTATTGCGCTTACCTATTGGGCAAATCGGAATCGAAGAAAGCAATACGCGAGAATATAATAAAAATGGCGAAACATGGCTCACCTCAAGCCGAAGAATTAGCCGAACGCTATATAAAAGAACAGGAACTAGAAGAAAGAAAACATGGCCGCAAATATGGCACTCATCGATAAATTAGAAACCGACCTTTTTGCTGATGAAGAAAGGTTACCCTCTATTTTCGATAAAGATGAAGTTAAAATGGTTACCAGATATAGGTATGCATTTACTAAATGGTTAAGCCAACCCACACTATCGGAAAGCGATATGAGGAGTGAATTAATGAGCCATTTTGCTATTTCGGAAGCAACCGCTTACCGCGATATGCCAATTATTCTCCATTTGGTTGGTAATATTAAACAGGCTTCAAAAGAATTCCAGCGATATCGCGCCAACCACATGATTAACGAAGGATATAAATTAGCTGAAACAGCCGAAACCATTATTGAGGTAAAACAAGCCGAAGTAATGATAAAAGCAGCCCAAGCAATGGCAAAGGTCAACAAATTGGATAAAGACGATATAATGCCATACCAATGGGAAAATATTAAACCCGATAGCTACGAAATTACCGGTGATGTTACTGTTTTAGGTCTCGAAAAACCAACTGGAGATATTGAGGCGCTTAAAGCAAAATTAAGGCGCGAATTAAGTGGTGAGAGTGATGTAATACACGAAGCAGTAATATTAAATGACAACGAGTAAAATATATCTCAATCCAGGGCAACAAAAAGTAAGGGCTTATGCTCCAAACAGTAAAACAATTGTAGCTTCCCGCCGTTTTGGTAAATCCGATGGTATTGTTGGCCCCGATCTACTTCGCGATATTCAACACATGCCACAAGGAAGCGGGTCATTGTACCAGGCAAGCTACAAACAACTTTTAGGGCGTACGTTACCATCAACACTTCAATTCTTGGATAGGCTTAATTACAAGGCCGATGTTCATTATTTTATTGGACGGAAAGCTCCAAAGTTTATGAATTTTAAAGAACCATTCATTAAACCGTTATCGTGGGAACATGTGGTTCATTTTTATAATGGTTCAATTATTCATTTACTTTCTCAGGACGTTAAGTTTACAGCCAACTCATTAACATTGGATTGGCTTAAAGCCGATGAAGCGCGCTCACTAAAAAAAGAAAAGCTATTTGAAGAAGCAATTCCTGCAGTATCTGGCAGCCCCGGAAAGTTTAAAGATGTGCCATGGTATAAAGGTATTACTTTGGTTAGCGACATGCCCACAAGTAAGCAAGGTATGTGGGTTGTTGATGAGAAAAACAAAATGTTAGATCCTAAAAATATTAAAGTAAAAGCCGTTGTTGAAGGATTGCTTTTCGACCGTTCATTAATATATCAAAAGTACGGTGCCAATTTGGAACATTTCCCCGCAGCACAAAATAGAATTGCAAATATCAATAAAGAACTGAATTACTTCAGGCGTTATCTGTATATGTATTTCGAATTCGATACCATTGAAAATATTGAAATTGTAGGACAGGAATACATTAGGGAGCAAAAGAGGTTATTACCTCCAATAATCTTTTATACTTCCATCCTGAATAAACTACAGCGCAACGACCCATCAGGCTTTTATGCCAACCTTAAGCCATCGCTACACTACTACAATAAAAGCAACGACAGTTGGTTAGATAATCAGCGTACCCATAAAGGGACTTTGGACATGGGTGCCCTGCAAAAGCATACATGCCTTGCCGATGGTGATATAGATATTACCCAACCCTTATCCATAGCATGCGATTACAATGCTAACATTAACTGGGTAATAACAGGGCAGCAGCAGAAAGGCCAGATGATTACCTTATCATCGTTCTTTACTAAGCATGAGCAGAAGCTTAGGAGTGTGTTACGCTATTGGGCTGAGTACTACACCGACCATCCAGTAAAGGAAGTAGTGTACTACTTTGATACTACCGCATTAGATAGCGCCTATGCTGATGAGCAGACAGAGAACTTTGCTGAGATAGTTTACAACGAACTAACTGCACGTGGTTGGTATGTACATCTAGTTAATACAGGTAAGCCATGGAAGCATCACATCAAACACCAATACATCAATGATGCACTAACTGGAATCAAATACTTATTCCCTCAATTCAACGACCAGAACAATGAGTTCTTATTGCCAGCAATGGAGCAAGCAGGTGTTAAGATAGGTTCAAATGGATTTCAAAAGAACAAATCAGGTGAGAAGATACAAGAAACAGAAGACGATCCGTTAGAACTTAGAACCGATGGAACCGATGCATGGGATACATTATTCATAGGACTAAACTTCTTTCCTTTTACTCCATCAGTAGTAAGCCCAGCCAGTGTAGTATTAAGAGGCCAACGCTAATCCTATTCTACCACCACCCACATGCATGGCTAGAATAGGAGCCTTTTTTTTTACACACCCCTCCCCAATTGGTTGCGACCACCTCAAACCCTACAGTATTACGGCATATAACGCAATTTTACAACCCTGTCGCGACCGATGATGGACAGCGCGGCGCAGGGTCTCAAGAGAAAAAAAGAGGGTAAAATACCCCTTTTTATGCTCTTATCAACAGTAAAACAATAATTTAACTATTCAACGGTGAAATTTTTCCACTTATTTAGAACCATTCAATAAAATAGAATGGATTCCACTAAAAAGAAATCATTTTTAGAGTGATTATTTTAATTAAAAATTTTGCTAATTCGCTGATTATTACTATATTTAAGTAAGATTTAAGACCAAATATATTTTAATGTTTAACTAAAAATTAAAGCTATGACAGAGAAAAAGTCAGAAGGGAAAACCACATCCCAAAACACAGGATCTAAAATTGGTGAGATTGTAAAAAATTCGCCTAACGTGCATCTGGTGAAAGTTGACCAGGGAAAACCCGAAGTTAAAACCCCTTTACCAGGTGAAGCCAAAAAACCAACCTACGAAGATTTATTAAAACGGTTGGAAGAACTGGAGAAACAACACGCAAAGAAACCCGCCAACATTCAAGAGGTTATTAATTTTTTTGAGGATAAGAAAAAGAAAATTACACACCTTGAATTATTCAAAAAAATTAGGTTGCGTTTAAATGAAGCCCTAAACGTAGTTAAACCCCAAGCGGATGATCAGGAATTTGAGAAACAGGAGTTTGTTTTAACGTTTGCCGTTCATTCAAATTACAGCAAAGGGGAGGAACTTTTTAAAATTACCAATCCGTTGATAATTACTAAGTGCATTGGTTTTTTAAGGGGAGAGATTGACCAAAAAACGGCAGCCCTAGAGGAAGAAATAAAAGCGGATTTTTAAAAAGCAAAAGCCCGGCGACCAAACCGGGCTTTCTTAAGATTTAAGACCCTAATAAATTGTTTAACCAAAATTTTAGAGCGATGAACAAAGATAGTAAAAAAGAGCAATACAAAGCCAAGCGGCTGGAATTAATTGCAATGAGCCAAAATATAAGACTGGCAGTAAAAGAAGGGATTTACGACACAGTTAACGAAGGATTAAAAGAATTTTACGAGGGAGAAAACCCCGACATTGAGGAGTTTAACACCTTTAACCAATGGAAGCAAAAAGGCTTTACCATTGCCAAAGGTAGCAAGGCATTTTTATTTTGGGGGCAGCCCCGCAATTATAGCCAAACCCCTGAAGGTGGAACGGAACCAGAAGAGTTTAAATTTTTTCCGCTGGCTTACCTATTTAGTAACTTACAGGTAATAAATGTAAAAGCAGAACAGGCGATAAAGCCGAAGGAAAAACAAAACTCTGACTTAGTTCCCGATTTAGTTTTTTAATTTTTTACAGTTTGCAAACTCGATGGCTTAAATATTCGTTAGTACCTTCCTTTGAAAATGTGCCGATAATTTGAAAGCGAAAACCGCAAAAGTGTAGCGATAACACCGCAGAACACACATAAGGACTTGTGTGTTCGGGCGCGCTGAAATAGGAGTTGTTCCGGTAATCCGCTTTCAGCGTATAATTCGTTCCTCATTAAATAATTAGCATTATTGCCGAAACAACAGGAGTTGATTAATTTCACTCAAAAAACTTCCATCCCACATTTACCAGCACATGTTTTAAAGTGAAATGAAATGCCGCTTTTCATTGTCCTTTAGTCAAACATTGGGGCTTATTATCATTGCTAAAAAAAGCGATGATTTATATTAATGCAGTCCGGAAACTTATCGACCCTATTGATAAGACCAAACAGCGGCCAATAGTTACCATAAAATTTATTAAGAAAAGTACCGGGGCCATTGCTTCAGGTAAAGTGGTATGCACATCGACCAACTGGGAACGCGATATGGTAAACTTTAAGTTTATTCCTTCGGGTGAGATGCGTTCCATTCATGCTTTGCAAATTATAGAATTCAACGGAGAGGAGGTAATGGTATGAAACCACCTATTGATAGGAATAAGGAATACGGCAGCGTAGTTGTAAGCGAAAACGGTAGAATGGCTTATTTGCCAGGTGTAAAAGCAGCCGTTATTTTGGAAGACAGCAGCTCCATATTGTTGCCAAATGCCGATGCATCGCGAAGCGTGATTATTAAAGGCAAAAAGGATATGCCTAAGTTTGTTCCCTGGGGAGAGAGCAACGACTTTCCGAAAGTGCTTACTGATAAAGTAGCATTAAGCCCCGTGATGAGTGCCAACCTATTTTTCAATATCACATCGAGCTTTGGCGAGGGTGTTACTCCGGTAGTGGTGATACCCAAAGGCAAGGATAAAGAAATGGTACCGCTTTTTAATGCCGAACTTTATCTAACCGATTTGATTGAAACATCGAGCGAGGCATCAAAGAAAGTATATCAGGCAATTTTAGACGATATACTTAAATGCCGCGATGAAGTGGATAAATTCTTTGAGGAAAACGATGTGGACGGTTATATAATGGAAAGCATTACCGACTTGCATTGGTTCTTTAATATTTTTCCCGAAATAATTCTTAACCAGGAATCGGGCGACAAATGGAAAATAGTGGAGCTGAAAAATAAGGAAGCTGTTTTTTCACGGTTCTCTGAAATGAATGCCAGCGGACAAATTGAGTATCATTATTACTATGGCAAATGGGGCGATAAAACTCCAAACGAAGATAAAGAAATAGCTTTTGCCACTCCGGTACTCGATTACCATTCGCCCGTGCGCGACATGCGCAAACGGATGGAAGCGGAAGCAAAAAAGAGTGAAGGTGCTAGAACGTACAGTTACATTATACCCATTAATTTTCCAACGCCAGGAAGGAACTATTATCAAAAGCCTTATTGGTACAGCCTTATTGAAAGCGGATGGTACGATTTTGCCATTATGATTCCTGAGCTGAAGAAAAATATTATCCAGAATCAATCAATTGTAAACTATATAATTGAATTGGATCAGGATTACTTTACCGATATTTTCAAGTATGAAAAAATTACGGAAGAGAAAGCCCAAAAGGAGCGTATTTTATTGGAATATACCAACCTGAATAAGTTCTTAACTGAAAAAGAACAGTCGAATAAAAGCATTATTACCTATACAAAGCGGGGTTCCGATGGCAAACCGTATCCTAAAATGACCATTAAGCCGGTTGAAACCAGCATTAAAACGGGTGAATATATAGAGGATAGCGAAGAGGTATCGAATATAATGTGTTATGCCATGTTGGTACATCCAAGTTTGGTAGGTGCAGCACCCGGAAAAAACAGTACCATTTCGGGCAGCGAAGCCCGGGAATTGTTCCTAATAAAGCAAGCCATTCTAAAACCAATTATCAACCGTGTATTGCGCCCATTCTATGTAATAAAGGCAATAAACCGTTGGAGCAAGTATTTGCAATTTATAATTCCAAACATAGAGCTTACCACGCTCGACAAAAACAAAACAGGTGTTCAATCAACCTTGGAGGGTTAAGCCATGATATTCAAAACCATTTCGGAAATAAAGGATTACATACCAACCACCATGGTTGATATTCAATACCTAACCATGCACGAAACCCGTGCCATGTTGAAACATTTGCCTAAATACCTGGGCGTTGATTTAACCAAACAGTTAATGGTTGAAGAACCTTCTGCAAACAATTTGCTGTTGATTGAATCGCTGAAGGGAGCCATTGCTAATTTGGCTTATCTGGAGGCAGTTCCATTTATCGATTTGGTATCGACAAAAACAGGGTTTGGCATTGTGAGCAACCAGAACATGGCACCCGCAAGTGCGCAACGGGTTGAGAATTTTAAAGATGCCTGCCTTAAAGCGGCCGATGATTACTTGAGCGACGCCCTTTTGTTTTTAGAATTGAATTCAGCCAATTATCCAACCTGGAACAAAAGCAGTTTGATTGATGGCGGGTTGATGGCCAGTATTGACGAATGGCCAGCTGAGATAAATATTAACTATTCGAGGGTAAAGTTTGTGAACCTGGTACCTTATATTAAGCAAGCCGAAAGGCTTTATGTTACCAAAAAATTAAGCCCTGAGTTTGTTGCGGTAATTGCCGATACCGATGATATGGATGTATTGCCCGATGCTCGCAAAGCATTGGCTTTTTATGCCGTTTATCTAAAAGGAAACGATGAACTGAAAGACGATTCATTGGGATTGAAACATTTGAATGAAAAAAACATTGAAACGGCCAACGAATATTTAAACAGTTGTATCGATTTTCTAAACACCCATTTAGAAACGTACCCGGTTTATCAAGAATTTGGATATAGCACCGCGTTTCAAAACGATTTATCAACATTCGGGTTTATAAAACTAGGATAATATGAAAAAACAAACCGATACCATCAGGCTCACCACCCCAAAAACATGGAACGAATTAACCGTTAGCCAACTGTTTTTTGTAATGAAATATTACCTGCTCGACATTCCGGAACAGTTCCTTTTAATAAACTGTTTATGCAAGTTTTCTGGAATTCGCCTTATGAAAAAAACCCACTGGCAGGAAGCAAAAGAGTTTTTTAAATTTAGGCAAGGTAGAAGGAGTTTCATACTCACGGCCGAAGAGGTGACTGTAATGGTTAAAGAACTTTCGTTTTTGCTAAAAGAAAGCACATTAACCATTAACCCAATGCCGGTTATAAAAATGTTTCGTCGCCGTTTATACGGGCCCGACGATAATATTTATAACATCACACTCCGGGAATTTATTTTTGCCGAAATGAATTTTCTGAGTTTTTGCAAAAGCAAGCATGTTACCTATTTGAATAATTTGGTAGCCATACTATGGCGCCCACAGGTTGATCCATACATGCCAAATTCACCAAGTTATGGAGGCGACCGCCGCGAACGGTTCAACGATAATTTGTTTGCCCGCCGTGCCCATAAACTAATTTGGTTGCGTATGTATAAAAAGCTGGCATTGTTTACTTTTTACAGCGGTGCCAGGTCAGCCTTGCAAAAAGAGTTCCCCAATGTATTTAGCCCCGATAACAGTTCGGCAGGCAAAACCAAAAACATGGCCAACCAAATGATGAGCCTAGTACGTGCCGTTAACGGTGGCGACCCAACAAAGAACGAACAGCTATTAGATTTGAATGTGCGCGAAATATTGGGCGAAATGGAAACGGCCCATGAGCGGGTACAGGAGTTTAAACGCAAGCATAAAAAGAAGTAACATGATACAGTTCGATTTTATAACCTACATGGAGGATGTGGCCATAAAACTCAAAGATATAGGCCACAATGAATTCAATAAAAGATTCTTCCGTATATCGGGCATTGCAGGGCTTGAAGAACTGATTGGCGAATTGCCCGATGCACAGTACCCCGCTTTAATGGTGGTTGAAAATAACGAAGGAAGGATATCGGATAACCTTGGCGATAATTTTGTGGATACCCCCAGCTATGAATTTTACATTGTAACCAATTATGAATTTGCTGACCATGGTGCAAGGGCCGCCGCTAAGAAACAATGTAAAACCATAGGGCAAAAGATATTGGCTAAAATGTTACACGATAGCCGGCAAAGGCTACATGGGTTAGATTTAATGCAGTTTGGCAATATTCCTTACTTTCCTGTTGGTCCATTTGGCGACAGGGCTATTTCCGTTTACTTCCGGTTCGATGTCAATCAATCATCGGGAATGGTATACAATGCAGCCGATTGGGAGGTATAATGAGCGAAAACGAAGACATACGGTTATCGGTTGAAGCGTGGGCTGAGATTGTGATTAAGGTTTGGGAAAGTAAAATTATCCGCAAAAAAATAACCCATACAGGCGAATTATTAAATTCATTCGTTTATCATGTATATACCAATTCAGGTGGTGACCCGGAACGCATTGTATTTGCCTTTAATTATTATGGTCGGTTTGTTGATATGGGTGTAGGACGCGGAATTGAATCGGATGATGTAGGCAATTCAGTTACCCGCCGCAAAAAACGGCCTTGGTTTAGCGCCACATTCGATTACCATGTAGATAAATTAGCCGAAATTTTGGCCGAAAAATACGGTATGAAGATTGCTAGTTCAATAGTTGATACCTTAAACGATTAATAATCCCACCCAAAAAATGTAAACCTATGAGTAATGAAAAACAAGACTTGACAATTGTTGTCAAATCGGAAGAAAAGGAAGAGTTTAAAAGGGCAATAATTGAAAGTATTAAAATTATTGCCATTAGCAGCGAAGGAACCATTACCGATAATAATTCGGTTATTGCTGTGCTTTGCGAACTCTTTCAAAAGTTTGATAGTTAAATCTTATAGGGAGGAGGAAAGGATAAAAGCGGCTAACCACCGCTTTTTTTTGTTTATATAGTTTATTGTTGTTAGCTTTATACTCCAACTATAAACCATTAATAAATGAAAATTCTACTTATTTTTTTAGCCTTTATGCCCATTATGGCAATTGCCCAGACCGACGAAGCTATTAACTATTGGGATAACCGCAAACCCAAAAACACAACCAAAACAGCAGGCAGCCAATTAAAAGGGGCCGGTAAGGCTTTTTATTTGGGTGCGGCTTTAAGCTTTGCCGGTGCTACAATTAGTTATTTAGGCAACCAATCAATTAAAAGCCAACAGGAGCAGAACCTTACCACCGATTATTCTGGTAAACAGAAAACCATTAACACCGTTAGTAATGTGTTTTACGGGGCCAGCTTTGCTTGTACCTTGGTGGCTTTTGGTAAACTTATAAGTGCCGGCAACCTAATGGACGAGGAGCGCAAACAAGCCCAAAAAAACACCAGCCTTAACTTTACCGGTAATGGGGTAAGTTTAGTTTATAAATTTTAACCTTAAATAAACGATTATGAAAAAATTACTGTTACTGGCAATATTTGTCGGTTTTTGCTTTGTTGGGTTTAGTCAGTTCAAACCAAAATATGTTCATTGTTTATTAATGGGACAGTTAAAATTAAATGGACAAATAACTGTAGTTATTGATTATGGCGATATTGAATCAACCGGTAGGGCATCACAATTAGTTGATTCAAAAGATATAGATCTAAAATTTGGAAGCATGGTAGCTGCATTAAATTATATGGGTATGCACGGATGGGAATTTGTTCAGGCTTATACCCTTTCAGTAGGTGACGCAAGTATTTACCACTATCTACTTAGAAAACCATTTGATGAGCTTGCCCCAGAAACTAAAAAACTATATACATGGGAAGATTAAAAAAAAATATTTGCTATGATTAAAGATGTAACTGATGCTCAAACGAAAGCTTTTAATACTTGGATAAGTGAAGAAACTACTTATGAACAAAAAGAAAAAGCTTATAATAATTTTATTAATAGTTTTAATGTTTTCTCCGATCCTGATGATTTTATTATTGAATATACTAGAGAGATAACATCAGATATTTTTGATTCATTAATAAATAATTATTTTAATACTCCATTTCAAGCATATTTGGAAGAACACAACTTGCGTTTTAATGAAGCAAAAAAAGTTAATATAAGTTGGGAGTGTGATTCATGGCCTTATACTATTTTTAAAGTAATAATTGAAATTGGTGATTGGTCAAAGGCAGATCCTTCAAAAATTGAAAATTGGTTTATTGAAGCCAAAAAGCAAAAGGTTAAATTTTCAAGTAACGATTATAAGCTAATTCAGGAGCGTATTGGCCTAAAATACGAAGAACAGTTATTGCATGCTGCTGAATTCTTGCAAAAGGATGAAATTTGGCCATGGTTTAATGAAACAAAGGAAGCTGGTATTGTTTTTACTGATAGGGTTTTTAAACATCTTGATTCTATTTACCCATATAAAGAATATAACGAAAAACTTAGAAATGAATTTAAAAAGTAACAAAAAAACCCAGCCTATAAGGTTGGGTTTTTTTGTTTCCATTTTGCAGAAGCCTCTTTTATAGCAAGGTGCAATGCTTGTTTTCTATTCAAAGGAACTCCAATTTCCTTTTCTTTGTGCCTAATTGCATCCTCAAAATTCTTTAATAAATCTTTATCTACATGGAATGTAACTGAAACTTCGCCTTCTTTCATAGGTATAATTATTTATAATGTAAAAATATTATAAATTAATTTGTTTTCATCATTTATTTATCATTATTTTGTAATTAAATAATATTATTATTAATTATAATATAATGAATATGATTGTAACAAAAAGTTTTGGAGGTGCTGAAATAGCTTTTGAGCCCTCAGTAGTTAATGCCAATGTAATGGTAAATGCCACGCAAATGGCAAAAGCATTTGGTAAAAATGTAACCGATTTTGTAAAAATCGACAGTACAAGAAATTTCATAAATGCTTTCTGTCAAACTGAAGATATTCAGTTTGAGAATGAATTTTCACCGAAAGGAAAACTTGTAAAAACAGTAAAAGGTCACAATTCAATTAATGGAACTTGGATGCATAGAACCGTTGCATTAAAATTTGCCGCATGGTTAGATCCTTTCTTTGAGGTTTGGGTTTACAAAACCATCGATGAAATATTGTTTTCCTATTCCCGTGAGCAGGATAATTCAATTTCGCGTGCTGTATTATTGCAACATGAGCTAAGTAAATTGGAACGTAAGGCCGATAAAAACGGTGATGATTTTGAAAAGTTTATTAAGCTAAATGCTGAATTAACACATGAACGAAGCATAAGGGCTAATGCCACAAAAGCCCGCTTCCGTGAAATTTACCGCGATATGAAACCGTTTTTTCCAACTAATTAAAAATAAAAAACCCCTGGCATGTCTCAGAAACATTGCCGGGGGCTATTAAATAAATAAAACATACAAATTTATGAAAAATTTAGAACCTAAAACCAGCAGTGAATTTATTATTCATTTTCATCAGGTAGCCAAAATTACCGAAGAATTTACCGAAAATAGTCTTACCGGACTATGTTACCACATTTTTGAAGCTAGTAAAACTTGGGGTGACCCAGTTAAAGTAGTTTACCCAAACGGTACCGAATATTACTGGGGCGAAAAAGGAATGTGGCTAGCCCACCAGTATGCTGCCGAAGGCCGCATTACCGAAGAACAGTTTTTAACATGGCTAAAAGAATACAATGCCGATGCCACAGTTATGGCCCAGCGCGATGTTAATAGCTTAGCCGAAATAGTAACCGGTTGGAAAGCTGAAATAAAACAGGCTGAGCAAAAAACACAGGAAGCCATTGCCGGTTACAGCAACGCTTTTGAAATGTATATGAAAGCCCGTACCCATTTATTCACCCTTAACCAGGAGGCCAAATGAACATACTATCAAAAAAAAGAGCCCTTGTTAACGAAGTTTGCGAAAACATTTCCGATGCCATTTGCCTTATAGTAATGGATATGGACCAAGAGCAAAACCAAGAACAATGGCAACTAAAGCAAAATATTTTAACGGCCCTTGTACAATCAAGGCTCGATTTACGTAAATTAGCAGCCGATTAACGGATGTCCTCGAAAACATTTTAATCCCAAATGTACAGACGCACGGTGTGCGTCTTTTTTTATTTACTATTGCTAATAGAATTTTAAGCACTATATTTGTACTATAAATACAAAACTTTTTAATTCATTTTCTGTTTTATGGATATGAAACAACATAGCATAACCGGTTCTTTTAAAATAAAAAAAGGGAGAGTAGAAATACAGTTGCTTTTAAAAGGATGGAAAGATGATGATTCCAATGTTCATTTTCTGTATTCGCCGGCTCTTGATTTAACTGGGTATGGAAATAGTATAAATGAGGCAAAGGAATCGTTTGAATACATGTTGAATGATTTTGTTGATTATTCGAAAAAGAAAAAAACCATATACAAAGAATTGGAGCGGTTGGGATGGAGCATTAACATACGCAAAAAACGATCAATGGCTCCCGATGTGGAAGATTTGCTACAGGAAAATGAAACCTTTAGGGATTTGCAAAATAAAAAAGGAGTACATGATTTTGAAAATGTATATGGATTAGAATTTGCATAATGTCAACAAGAAAGCTCAGCAACATATCAATTGCCGAATTTGAAGCTTTTCTGGAATTGGCACAATGCAAATTTATGGAAAACAAAAAAGGCCATGTTAAATATGTGCGTTCCGATTTATTCAGGCCCATTGCATTTCAAAACCACATTGAACCGGTTCCCGAGTTTATAATATTAAATGCCCTTAGACCCATGGGCTACACAAAAAAAGATTTCTTCGATATATTGCTTGGAACGGTAATAATAGAGCGCAACAATACTACCTTCGAAAAAAAGCCTGCAAAAAAAAACATCGATAAAAACCCAACCTAATCCGGTGGGTTTCTCTTTTCTCACATCTCACATCTAATATCTCAAATCTTATTAATTACTAATTGCTAATTGCCAATTGCTAATTAATAAAGTGTCCTTTACCACCTTTGCCCAAGGCAATACCTTGCCAATAAAAAAACATGGCAGAAAAGATTGCGCGCCCACGGGTAGAACTAAATAACAAACAAGTTGAAGCCCAGCTCGAAAGTATTGAGCAAAAAGCCAAAGATTTGAAAAAGCAGCTCAAAGATGCTTTCACCCTTCAACAACACGATCTTCTCCCGGGCATTCAAAAAGAACTGAATAAAACCGAAACTGAAATAAAATCACTGAAGCGCGAATTAGTTTCTGTTGATTCGGTGCTTAAAAATATGAATGGTTCTACATTCAACCAACTTAAAAAGGCGTATGAAACGCAAGCAAAAGCGGTTCGCAATTTAAGCAAGGACCATAAAGACTACCGACAAGAAGTTGAAAAGCTGAAAACCCTAAAAGGAGCCATGACCGGGTTTAACAGCGAACTTACCCAGCAACAGGGAATATTTAAAAAACTAGCCGGTGGATTCAATAATTATTTCGGGTTAATAACGGCCATGGCTGCTTCCTTTACAGGAGTGGTTTTTGGAGCTAAAAAAATGGTCGATTCGTTCAATGAATTTGAAAGTAAGGTTAGCGAACTATCGGCTATTACCGGTTTAGCCGGAAACGATTTAAAATGGTTAAGCGACCAAGCAAAAGAACTAAGCACCAGCACCCTTGAAGGAGGTATTAAAATAACCAAAAGTGCCACCGATATTGTTGATGCCTATAAATTAATGGGTTCAGCCCGCCCTGAACTCCTTAAAAATAAAGAAGACCTGAATGAAGTAACCAAACAGGCACTTATATTGGCCGAAGCTGCAAAAATGGAAACCGCCCCAGCCGTTGAAGCCGTTGCCGGAGCCATGAACCAGTTTAACTTACCCGCTAGCGAAGCCGCAAGGGTAATAAATACTTTAGCAGCAGGAGCATTGGAAGGTTCGGCTGAAATATCGGACTTAACCGGTTCAATGAAAAACGTGGGTGCCGTGGCCAACGACAGCAATATGAGCTTAGAGCAAACCGTTGCCGCATTGGAAGTTTTGGCTACCAAACAGCTAAAAGGCGAAGAGGCCGGAACAAAACTCCGGGGTGCCCTTTTAAAAATGAAAGATGCGGGGTTGGGTTATGCATCCGGTCAGTTCAATATGGCCGATGCCATGAATGAAGCCAATAAAAAGATTAATGAACAAGGTACAGCCGCCGAAAAAGATGCACTAAAAATAAAATACTTTGGTGCCGAAAATGTTACTGCAGGAACTATTTTGCTTAACAACATTGGTACTTACGAATCGCTAACTAAAGCTGTTACTGGAACTAATGAGGCTATAAGGCAAGCATCAATAAATACAAGCAATAATTCCGCAGCATTGGAGCAGGCAAAAAACAAGGCACAATTAACTGCTATTGAATTTGGTGAAAAGTTGGCTCCCGCCATGACTTTTAGTACCAATGCCGTTACCATGTTTTTAAAGGTTTTAATGGCTACCATTAATTTTATTAGCACCCATATTGGGGTTATAACTACAATTACCGCTGCTATTGGTGCTTATACTTTAGCCATACAAGTTGCCAAACGATGGGACGATATTCATTACGCCTCAATGGTAGCAAAAGAATTTATAGTTAAAACATATACAATAGCTAAAAAAGTTTTAACCGGACAGATTAAACTGGCCACCATTGCCCAACAGGCTTGGAATTTAGCGCAAAAGGCAAACCCAATTGCCTTATTAGTTACATTATTGGTTGCTGCAGGTGTCGCCCTTTATGCACTAACCCGCCAGTTATCATCAGCCGAAAAGGCTCAAAAAGCAGTGAACGATGTTACGGTTGAAGCCCAAAAGAACATTGCTGCCGAAAAAATTGAGATGGAAAAGCTGATGAAAATTGCTAAGGATGAAAAGAAAAGCAAAGAAGAACGGTTGGCTGCCATTAAAAAATTGAATGAAATATCGCCCGAATATTTTGGAAACCTTACTCTTGAAACCATTAATACCGATGCTGCCACCACTGCCAGCGATAAATACTTGGCATCGTTGTTAAAACGTGCCGAAGCCGAAGCCGCTTATAATGCTTTGGTTGAATTAGAACAGAAGCGTTTGGCCGCCGTAGCAAGTGGCGACGATAAAAAATTAGAGACTTGGCAACATATAGTAACTGGCATAAGAATGGCATTGGGCGATACTCAGGCTGTATATAGTAGTCTTGAAACGTCAGCTGAAAATGCCAAAAAAGCGGAGGAAGATTATATTGAGACAAAGAAACGATTATTGGATATAATTTCAAGAGGTAATACTGCTGCATCATCGGTTAATCCAAATTCACCTACTCCCGATTTAACAACAGACCCAACAAATACAACTAAAAAAGATAAAACAGACTCCAAAGATTTTTTAAAGCCTTTATTGGAAAGGCTTGAAGAACAGAAAAAACTAATTATTCAAGCTCAAAAGGAATTGAATGATGCCGGTATAGCTTCACTAAAAGATGGGATTGAAAAAGAAAAAGCCATTGAAGAACAACGCTGGCGCGAAGAGCAGGAAAATTTAAAAGGCCGCATTGTAAAAAAGCAACAGTTAAATTCATACGAAGTTGAAATTAATGAGCTCACTTATGCTCAATTAGAGATAAAAAAAGCAGAACATTTAAAACGTATTGCAGCCATTGAAGATGACGATTATGCACGGAAAACATTAGATAAACTAATGATTGCTGAATTGGAAGCGGCCACCGATGAAGAAGCATTTCAAGCCAAACTGGAAATATTACAAGAACAGTACAATCAGGAATTTGCACTGGCCGATGGCAATAGGCTTAAAGAATTGCAAGCCGAAGCAAAATTGGAAAACGATAAGCGGCAGTTAAAGTTAGATGCATTTGAAGCTAAAAAACAGATTCAAATGGCTGAATTAGGCGTTGCCCAACAGGCTTTTGGTACACTCCGTGAATTGGTTGGTCAAGAATCGAAAATGGGGCAAGCTTTGTATTTATTTGAGCAAGCGGCTGCTATTGGTCAGGTAATATTTAATACGGGAATTGCAAACGCAAAGGCTGTTGCTGCATCACCATTATCATTCGGTATGCCTTGGGTTGGTATAAATACAGCAAGTGCAGCCATAAGTATTGCGGGAATAGCCGGTCAAGCATTAAAATCAATGGGTGGTTTTGAGGTTGGCGGTTATACCAGCCAAGGCAACAGTTCCGATGCCGCCGGTATAGTTCACAAAAATGAGTTTGTGGCCAATGCCAAGGCAACAGCAAACCCAAGTGTAAAAAGGGCATTAGATATTATTAACCTGGCACAGCAAAACGGTACCATTAATACACTCGATTTGCCAACAGCCATTGCCAATATGAACATTACGCGCGGGTACGCCAGCGGTGGTTATACTACCGACACAATACAACCAGTAAAACCCAATAATAAAACCACTGAAAGCGGAAGTTTAGATTCCGCAGCTAAATATATATATGAGGCTGCTTTAATTTTCAAATCGAAACAATTGGTAATTACTGCCGATGCCATTAAGCGTATTAATGAGATAGGTGCTGAAATTGAAGTGCAAAAAAAAGTTGGAAGTAGAACATAAACTGTCCTTTAATTACAAAAATATGAAACCCATTTTTGAAATAAAAAAACACGGAATGATACCAGAATCATTAAAACCTCTTACCGACAGTATTGGACTAACATTTACAGGCATTGCTACCTACTTGAATATTAAAATAGGTTTCCTTGGCGCAACCTTCAGCGGCTTTCTGTTCAGCCCAATATTCAGCAGTTTACTAACCATTGTAATTTCAGTTTTATCCATACTATGGATAATAATGAAAATATATGATCAGTACTTAACCACCAAGCTAAAGAAAGAAGCCATGGCAGGCGCTGAACCCGAAAAAAATAAGGCTTTTCTTAAATCACTCAAAAAGGACGAATAATGCTAAGCGTTTTTTCAAACCGATACGAATCAACCGATCATGGAACCTTTTCAACATGGAATGTTCCCGAATTGGGTTTTTCATCATTTTGTTTGGAATTGCCATGGCGACAAAATCAGAATTCAATCAGCTGTATTCCGGCTGGTACCTATTGGGTTAAAATACGTTACAGCCAAAAATACGGCTTAATATTTCATGTTACCGATGTACATGGTCGTTCCTATATTTTAATACATCCGGGTAACTATGCCGGCGATGTTTCAAAGGGCTTTTTAACACATTCAAAAGGGTGCCTTTTATTAGGCAAACAAAGAGGCCTGATAGGCAAACAAAAGGCAGTGCTTAACTCACGTATTACGGTTCGCAAGTTTATGAGCCTGCTGGAAAATAACGAATTCAAGCTAATTATTACAGAAACCTATAAAAAACAACCATCATGATTTTAGAAAGCATTTTAGGCATTGTAACCGGATTGGGCGGTTCAATAGCAACCGGCATAATGAATTTGAAAACCCAAAAACTAAAAAACGAACACGATTTGGCTATGGTTCAAGCTGAAACCAATGCCATGATTGCCGAAACCGAAGCCAATATAAAAATTACAGAACAACAAGTTCAGCGCGATTTAGAACTTTCGGCAAACGATAATTTCAGAATGTCACAGGAGTTTGGCAATAAGGTGAATGTAAGCAATCAACTTATTGAAAAGCTTTTTGAACGTTGGTGGACAACTATTTTTGGCGTTTTGCTAACCTTTTTGTTGGGATTGGTTGATGTACTTCGCTCAGGCATGCGCCCGGGCATTACAATTACACTAATGGTTATAACGGCTTACATTACACAGCAATCGGTAATAATTGTAATGCAAAATCACACTTTTCTTACTCCTGATCAGGTATTTGACTTGATAGCATCTATAATTTACCTTACTTTTTCGGTGGTGGGTTGGTGGTTTGGTGATAGAGCTATGGCAAAATTCAAAACAAATAAAGCATAATGGCTATTTCAGAATATAGAGTTCCTAAGCTGTTATCGTTGGTTGGCGACCCCGTAATAGTGGAAGCCATTACCACTTCGCATTTGGATGCAGGTTCAAAAACCATTCTCGATTTTTTAATTTATGGCGATGATGCCGATGTCCATTATTTTGATATTACAATAAGTGGAGCCTATTCCCTACACTTCAATTTTGTTGATCACCTGGTTAACCTTAACGATATTTTAAAACGATCTAATTTTTCCAGTGACAACGAGTTTCTTAATCATGCGGTTGACCGAATGAACGGATTTCCCAACGCGGTGGCATATTTTACATTTAGCGTTGTTACCAATTCAACCTATCCAAATGGGTTCATCCGCATGCAATCAATTAAAATGAACGATCATCAAATGGTTGGTTCACCTTCATTTACATTTGAGCAAATTGATTTTACTTTAGGCGTAGAACCCCATTATAATGAAAATTATCGGTTAGGAATCCGCATTTATAATGGCAGTTCCGAACTACTGGGTGAATTGGTAGAATTCCCTGATTTGGAGGGCCGTGTAATATTCGATATTTCTGAATTTATTGAGATACTGCCACAACCCGACTTTGATTTGGAGGCCAACATTCTCAGCTTCAACGAAACTTGCAAACCATATTTTTATTTATTATTCGATAGGTATGGAATTCCTGCAGTAGAACACAATACGCTTTTTAGCAGCACTTATTATGCCATTTACGGCCAAAGCAGCTATATGAAAAAGGCTATCTGGAACGAGGAGGCTGGTAGTTTTTATAACGAATTATCGGTACATAAGTCGTTCCTTACGTTGCAGCCCAACTTTAAAAAAATAACGCCATTAGCACCAGAATTGCTTTCATTTCTGGTATTCGATGCTACTATAAGCACCGTTAAACTTCACTTAAAAGTTAATTTTACCGATGGCAGCAGCTACGAAGCTGACCGAGGAACCATTGGTGCAATCTATGGCAAGGTGTTACAAGCAATTGTTTCCCCATTAAGGCTTAATATTTTTGAGATAAACATTTCAAAAACCGTGGCTAATTACACCGTTGTTTTGCGCAACCAAAGCAATGTTGATATTAGCCAGGAACGTACCTACATTTTAGATTATGAAACCTACGACTATTTAAGGTTTTTTATATTCCGTTCCGATTATGGCGGTGGTTACGACTGTTTGCGGTCAACGGGTATAGTTACCAACCCCGCAAAAATTGAAAAGGAATTTGGCACTGTTGCCTTACCCGACGATTATACCACCAAAACCCGAAAGGAAATTCAGGTATCGGCTACCCGTACCCTTGAATTCAATTTAAACTGGGGTTTAATGATAAATTTTGGTGGCAATTCGCGCAACTGGAAAAACTACATTCAGCAGATTGAACTATCGGACGATATTTTTGAGTACATAAATGGCATTACCGTGCCATGCAGCTTTATTACCGACGACTATATGCTGCATAACGACAATACCAGCATATATACCCATTCATCGGTTTACAGGCGTGCTTTTGTTGATGAAGCTTGCTCCGATGATGATATACCAATTAGCGGCGATTACAGCGATGATTTTAACGAAGATTATTTTAACTAACCATGGCAAGCGAAACCTATACACAGATACGTACCTGGATTGATTCCATTTTTAAGAGCAATGGCCGCAAGTTTATCACCGGTCCCCACGCCAATGAAGGATTAAAAAAGGTATTAACCAAAGCCGAAGAACTGTTCAATTCAAAAGCTGTTGCCGGTGGCTTGGCAACATTGGGGGAGGATGGGAAAGTTCCAACAGAGCAGTTGCCAAGTACAACCGCCATTCAAAATAACTACGTAGCCACCACCGCACCAGCAGCTACTAATGATAACACAGAGGGCTATGTGGTTGGCAGCCGTTGGATAGATGTTACCAATGATAATATTTATGATTGTGTGGATGCCACAACAGATGCTGCAATATGGGTTAAATCGAACTTCGATGTGTTTTCATTTGCATTAAGCGATTATGCCACCGCTTTAACAACAGGCGTTAAGGATGCGTTTAACATGACACACCCATCAAAACTAATTGATTTATTCATTGCAGTGGCCGAAGCTCCAACAGGTTCAAGTTTAATTGCCGATTTAAAGAAAAATGGCATCTCATTTTTTACCACAAAACCAAGTATTGACGCAACAGAAAAAACATCGTTAACTGCTGCAACCCCTTTTGTTTTGAATGGCACCATAACATTTGCAAAAGGCGACGAAGTTACCGGGCACGTTGACCAAATTGGAGCAACAAATGCAGGTAAAGCTTTAAAAGGTTATCTAATTTTAGATCGTAAATAAAATGCAAGTAATTAGAGTTATCCAAAAAGAACAATCAACAGAAATGTTGAAAACAACCTATCCAAGGGAGGATAAAGAACCCATAGTTGGATTAGATGCATCCATTGAATTTTACGAAATTCAAACAATGCCATATCCTGGTGATTACGATCCAAATAAACATACCATTAGCGAAATTTGGACCTTGACAACTAACCAAGGCGAGTTTTTAAAAGTTTGCCTTATTGAATGGCTGTTAACCGAAAAACCCCAGGCTGAAGTATTGGTAAATTTTAACAATTCTTTTGGCAATTTTATTGATACGGCTTATCCAATTTGGAAGCGTGTTAAAGACTTTTCGCAACCAACCAACGAAGGAACATTAAGGCAAGCACAAGAAACATCCTTAAGGGAAGAAAGGCAATTGAGAGAGGATGCCTACATAAATTCCAACATTTTCCCAGATTTTAATTTTAATTGGTTATAAGTCATGCACGTAATTAACTCACATAGGTTTGGCGGTTCTAACCCAATGATATTAGAATTTGTAACTAGTTCCGCTGGCCAAACCATTCAATTACAAATAGGAGGTTATGAAGCTGTTAATGCTGAAGCTGATTGGGGGGATGGTACTACGAGTATTCTTACATCAAATAACGATCCTGATTTATACCATACCTATACAGTAGCTGGTACGTATGAGGTAAAAATTAAAGGTATATTCCCGGGATTGATTTTTAGTTCTTCTCTTGCCAATAGATTATACCTTACAAAAATTAAGAAATTTGGATCAGTAGGTTTGTTACTGCTATCGTGCCCAGCTTGTACAAACTTAACAACGGTTCCTGATGATGGTAACATTGGATTAAAAGACTGTGTATCGTTGAGTTATGCGTTTCAAGGATGCAGCGGGATAACTAATTGGGGAAACATAGGTAGTTGGGATGTTTCTAATGTAGTAAATTTTGAATCTGCATTTAGTGGACTTAATTTATTTAACCAAGATGTAAGTGGATGGAATGTGAGTTCTGGTGTGATTTTTAATGGTATGTTCTATGCCTGTCGTAATTTTACTCAAAATGTAGGAAATTGGAATACAGCCAATGCAACGGCATTGACTAATATGTTTATGTATTGTGAAAAATTCAATCACCCTATTAATTTTAATATTGGTAAAGTCACTACAGTTACAAACATGTTTTATAATTGTATTTTATTTAATTCCGCTATTAATTGGACGCTTCCAGCTACATTAACTTCACTTGAAGGTTTACTTACGAATTGCAATGTTTTTAACCAAGACATAAGTGGTTGGAACACCCAATACATTACAAATCTTACCGCTACTTTTTCTGGTTGTACTGTTTTTAATCAAAATATAAGTGGCTGGAATGTTTCAAATGTATCAACATTGAACACAACTTTTGCTAATTGTACAGCATTTTCACAGAACTTAAATTCATGGAGTGTAGGAAATGTTACGAATATGTACCGAACATTTATATCCTGTACACACTTTAATCAATCGATGCCTTCTTGGGATACTTCCAAGGTGACAAATATGTCAGGTTTATTTGCAAATTGTACAATATTTAATCAGGAATTAAATACATGGAACACCAGCAATGTTACTGATTTCTCACAAATGTTCCAAAATTGTCCAGCGTTCAATTCAAGTATTAGTGGATTGAGTACGGTTAAGGCTACGAATATGATGAATATGTTTAGGCTTTGTACAACATTCAACCAGTCAGTAAGTAATTTTAATACTTCTCTTGTGACTAATATGTCTTATATGTTTATGGATGCAAGAGCATTTAATCAACCGCTTGCTACATTTAATACAGCTAATGTCACCACAACTAATTCAATGTTTTTTAATTGTTATGTTTTTAATCAGGATATAAGCGGTTGGAATGTAGCCAAGGTAACAACAATGGAGTCAATGTTTTATTATTGCTATGCTTTCAATTCAGACATAAGTGGTTGGGTTACTACCGCTTTGACAAATATGTACTACACATTCGGTACCTGTTATGCTTTTAATCAAAATTTAAATTCTTGGAATGTGTCATTAGTAACTATCTTTTCAGGTACATTCGATAATTGCTGGGCGTATAATCAACCAATGAACTCGTGGAATGTGTCAAATGCAACAAACATGGCTGCTATGTTTCGTGATTGCAGGGCATTCAATCAAGATATAAGTGGTTGGAGTACTGCGAAAAATACTGATTTATACCAAACGTTTTACAACTGTAACGCATTTAACCAAGATGTTAGCGGCTGGAATATGAGTTTGGTAACAAGAACTTTAGGTATGTTTCAAAGTTGCGATATTCTAAACATTCCAATGACGTTTTCTTTACCAAAGTGCAGTAGTTTACAAGATATGTTCTCGCAATGTTCTACTTTAAATAGTCCAATTATTCTTAATAATTTAGGTGCAGATGCGAGTGTGACTGTTATTAGTATGTCTCAAATGTTTTATGGATGTTTTGCTTTTAATAATGATTCACCTAAAAATTTTAATTTGGCAAAAGTTAATAATCTAACGAGTTTCATGTATAAAGTAAATTTAAGTTCGGCTAACTATGATGCCATTTTAGTTGCTTGGGATGCTCAAGAATTAGTTAATAATTTAAGTGTACATTTTGGAACTTCAAAATATACAGAAACTGGACAAACCGCAAAAAACGCAATAATAGCAGCCGATAATTGGACGTTTACCGATGGAGGACTTGAATAATGCTAACCCTTAAAACAAATACCGATTCACTGGTAATTCCAGGTAACATTAAAATATCGGTTTCAACAGTTAATTCCATGTTGGTGCGCGACCGTGGCAGCAATACCATTAATTTTGGGTTGCAGGCCATCAACAGCAAATATTTATCGGTTCCCCACGCATCGGGTAAAAAACGGTTAAACGAAGTGGATGTTGATTTATGCTTCCGTAGTTTTAAAAAATCGGCAAAACTGCAATATCAGTCACTAAATAAAGAGCTGTATGCCTGTAATCTTAATTTCGATGAATCGGAATTTTATGGCAAAAACAAGGATAGAAGCATCCGTACGTTAACTTTAGGAGGTATTCTGTCAATTTGGGATCGTCCAAATTTTGATACTTCCGATAATGTGAATTTTGTATTTCCGGCCGTGGAAAACTCAAAATTTATGCAAGGCAGTTTTTATGAGGAAACAGTAATAGGCCAAAATAGCACTCCATACAGCGTTACTAAGAACTTTACCCCATTTGTTTATTTATGCTATTTATACGAACAAATTTTTGTTGAACAGGGATATTCCATAAAAACAAATCATTTACGGAACGACATTCATTTTAAAAAACTGGTTTTTTATACCAATACAGTTTCACATTATGTAACCGATTCAAATGGCCAAAAAGTGAGATTGAATAGTTGTTTGCCCGATATTGCCATTGGTGAGTTTATTAATAAAATAAGCGATTTATTGAATGTGCATCCCATAATTAATGAAAGCACTAAGGAGGTGTTAATAATAAGCCTTGAGGAAAGAATTACTAGGCCTAACATAGTTGATATTACTAAGTACATGGCCGATGATTTGGAAAAAATTGGAGATACATTGAACACCAAAGTTGTTTTTAAACTGGGAGTTGAAACCAGCGATGAATTGCAAACACCGCATAAATACATTTCGGAACAGGACCAATATTACTTAATGCCATCAGTTGCAACCTTTGATGATTTGCCGTTTACTTACCATCCGGGTGAGCTCCGTTTGGTAATTGATGAGAATGTATATTATGTGTACACCATGGACCAAGATACAGGTTTAATTACCTGGAAGAAATATACCCGCAATTTTCAGGAAATAACGCTGGGTTCCGGTGATTCAGTGCTAGAAATAAAATCGGACATTGCTGCAGTTACTTCAATATCAGGTGTTGAAGCAACCTCAAAGGTTGAAATGATTGGAACAAATTATTATTCTGAAGAGAAAGGTAAAGTTCCGTTCATGCTTGGTTTTGCCCACAATGCAAATGGAGTTGCCGGGCTATGGAACAATTCTGGTGGTGATGGTCAAATATATTTAAACCCAAATTCAATATTTAATTACTGCTGGAAGAATACTGCCAATATGATGGTTACTTCGTTTCAACCCTATGAATGCACCTTGCGCATTCCGCCAGCCATGCTTTCAAATTTTGATTTTACAGCCATATATAAAATAAAGAGCACGTTATTTTTCATTGAAGAGATGAATTATAGCTTTGAGGCTGAAAAAATTACCTATGATAAGTCGAAACTCCGGGCTGTTTAAAAATTCGGGAAGTGCATCTGTATTTTTTCACCTCCAATATTGTTGAATTTTTCAAGATATCTCTGAGTCATATCCAAACTGTGATGCCTTAAATGCAGCTGCATTTCACGGGCATTTATTCCGCTTTCAATTGCTTTTCCTGCAGCAGTATGTTTTAGCAAGTAAATAGTTTTACGTTTATCAAAACCTATTTCATTTGCAAAGTGCCGCCACCTTTCAGCTATCCGTGTGGGTGCTATTTTTGTTTCACCGGGTAAAAAGTTTTTCGATAATAAATAATAATTCTCCGGATACCTATCTAAGTTCAACCCAAGCAAATAATTAAATAATTGTTCGGGCATTTTAATGGGTTGCATTTTTTTATTTTTTGTTGATGTTCCAGGTATCCTTATCAACCTCTTTTGAAAATCAATATAATAAATCCGTAACCTAACAATTTCGGCAGGTCTTAAGGCTGCATAATAAACTAGTTGCGTGCAAGTAAATAATTGAGGATCTATTTCTGGAAGCCTTGTTTTAATTAACTGCATTTCGATATTTGTATAAGTAAGCAGCTCTGGTTCCGACTCTTCAAGCATATCAATTTTTAGGAATGGATTGAAAACAATAAAATCACGCTTTTGCAAAAAGGTGAAAAACGTTCTCATGCTTGAAAGATGGTTATTGTAAGTGCGGTTTGTAAACTTTTTTTGAAGTTTCAGGTAATCGATATAATCAATAGCGTGGTGATAATTGAATTCATCGCACGATAGTTTATCAAGTTTCTTTTTTTCAAGATACTTTTTAAAAGTACTTATCATGTTATTGTAAGTATGATGGGTACGTTTTTCTGTAGTACTTTTTTTTATTTCGTACACATAATCCATTGCCTGAGTAATAGATGTAAACCGTTTTTCTTGAACTTGAAAAGGATTCCAACCTTGCTTTAGCTTTATATTAAAAGCTCTGGCAATTTCATACCCCTTTCGGCGACGGCCCTCTTTGGTTGGAATTTTGTTTGAAATGAATTCCCGGAATACTTTAAACTTTCCGGTTTCAGGATGTATATATGAATACTCTACATACCAACGCTCATCAAGTGTTGGCTTTTCTTTGAAGATAGCATTTTTAAATTTTTCCAT